CAACATGTATGCTGGCCGCAACATCAATGCCAAATCTAAAGAAGATATAACACTAGAAGCTGAACTAGATTTTACTGCCACAGCACAACAGAATTTAAAACTATATAGCAAAAGTTATATTGGTGTGCTAGCTGATGGAACACTTGCACTGAACAGCGCAGGATCTGGCAGTTGGAATGGCGGCAGCACACTGACATTCTCTGCAGGCGGCATTGACCTTAATGGTCCGTCAGCAGCCATAGTATCAACACCTAAGCCTTTGGTTAAAACTGTCATGGATGACACAGAGTTCAACACCAGCACTGGTTGGCAAACTTTACCTGATGGACTCGAAAGCATAGTGAGCCGTGCTCCTACTCATGAACCCTACAGCTATCACAATGAAGGGGTTGATGTCAAAGTAGCCCTGGAAGAAGGAACACCAACACCACCTCCAGGTGCTGAGCCTGTGCCGTCAGGTGTTGAAATAAGGGCAGAATAACATGGCAAGTTATACATTTAATTTAGAACAATATGTGAAATCTCCAAGTGATGCAGAGGGAACCGCTAAACAATTTACCATTGAAGGCTCGGCTACTCTTACTAGAGAACAAGCACAGGCAATATTTGAAAAACAAGTTAAAACTGGCGCCTTAACAGGATTCAAAGCAGGCGATGTCCTTAGTGCTGCCACACAGGCGGCTGCTGGACTTGCAGGTGCACAGGCACAATTAACTGGAGGAATAAGCAGTCTAGGTGCCTTGGTCAGTAAAGCCACTAATGGCGCAACATCTGCGTTGACCAAATTGCCAGTGTTAAATGGTATCAATCCAGGAGACTTTGTAAAACAGTTACCTGGACTAACCAATATTGGATCCATAAATCCCAGTCAGGTCACGGGTGTACTAGCACAAGCAGGAAAATTAACAGGACAACCGTCAGACCTGTTGACCAATGCAGTTGGCCTAGGTAATTTTGGACTTGATGCTACACAGTTGGAAAAAGCTGGATACGTTAAACCAGGTACTGCTGCCAAATATTTAACAACAGGCCAAAATTCCTTGACATCAGTGCTTAAAAGTCCTTCGGTGTGGACAGGTAAAGATGGCATTAACGAAGTGCAAAATCTGCTAACCAATCCTTCGGCACAGAACAAAATACAACAAGGACTTATGTCCACTGGAATAGAACAAGTCAAACAACTTGGATTACCCGTTGACAAACTTAGTCCACAGCTATTGAGTGGTGTGGCATTAAATGCCGCCAAGAGCGTGACAGATACTGTGAACTGGGCCAAGGGACAAACCTCTGGAATACCAACCGACATTACCGCTGGGTTTGACCAAGTGGCCAAAGATGCGTCATTTGCAGTTAACTTAGTTGATGAAAAAATTGGCAACGAATCACTAAACATCAAGGCCATCACAGGATCAACAAATACAGTTAACCGAGCCACACTAAATGCCGCGCTGGGCCGTGTTGTGGGCAATGAAAAAATACCAAAACTTGATTTTGGTGGTGACACATTTGATGAAATAGCTACCTTGGCTCTGAAAACTATCAGCCAAAACATTGCAATCGTTGAATCCAAAGCCAACAACATCTTTAGCGAAACACTAACGTCTGACACTGTAGATGCAAGAGAAGCCAGAATAACTGCACTAAAAAGCGAAGCAACAACATTGTTGGCCAGTTTGCGCAGCCTAAAAACTACTAGTACATCCCTGACATTCCTTGGCAAAATTGATTTGGCCATAGTGAATGTTGAGTTATTGATAGAACTACTGGACAAAGACATAACAAACATTCAACGGTTCAAAGCTGACTTGCAAAGCATATAAATATTAACATGACTACATTCGTCGGGTTCAACACCATCAACCAATACAAAAAGTTCACTCTTACAGATTTTGAGTTGATCAAACGTGACCTACTGAATGCATTTAACATACGTCAAGGACAACTGCCAGGACGTCCAGGATATGGCACAGTATTATGGGACTATGTGTTTGAACCACAAACAACTCAAACACAAAATTCAATCAATGCCGAAGTGCAACGTGTAGCAGGCGGTGACCCTAGAATATTCATCAGTGACGTTCAAAGTTATCCACAAGAAAACGGTATCTTGATTGAAATACAACTCACTGTGGTGCCCACCCAGAATGCTGAAATACTCGGCATATTCTTTGATCAACAGCAACGCACAGCCTCCTATGTATAACTACGCCGTTTTTCGTAACCATAAATACTCTGAGGTTACAGAACAATGGCAACAACCACTAGACAAACAGCAATATTTGGCGTAGAAGATTGGAAGCAGATCTATCAAACGTATAGAGAAGCAGACTTTCAAAGCTACGATTTTGAAACTCTACGCAAGAGTTTTGTAGACTATCTACGCTTGTATTACCCAGAAACATTCAATGACTACATTGAATCAAGTGAATTTATTGCGCTCTTGGACATTATTGCGTTCATGGGGCAAAGTCTTGCGTTTCGCACTGATCTTAACACTCGTGAAAATTACATAGACACCGCTGAACGTAGAGATTCAGTTGTGCGTCTTGCTAACTTAGTAAGCTACAGTCCCAAACGTAACACAGCCGCACAAGGTCTGTTAAAAGTATTCAATATCACAACAACAGAAAACGTTGTGGACTACAATGGCATCAATCTTGCCAATGTCACAGTAGACTGGTCTGACCCCACAAATCCAGACTGGCAAGAACAATTTACTGCAATTCTCAATGCTGCCATGGTTGATACACAACGTGTGGGTCGTCCAGCAAATCGTCAAACACTACTAGGTGTGCGCACTGATGAATACGCATTAAATTTAATTCCTGGCTTCTTGCCTGTGATTCCTTACACAGCCACAGTTGACGGAGTAAACATGCCATTTGAAGCAATCACTTCTACCAGTGTGGGACGTGATTACTTGTACGAACCAAGTCCTGTGCCTAACGCACCATTTAACATTTTGTATCGCAATGATCAACTGGGCTTTGCCAGCGCCAACACAGGTTACTTCTTTGCATTCAAACAAGGTACCCTGCAGAACACAGACTTTAATCTTGCTGAACGTATTAGCAATCGCACAGTTAACATCAACGTTGAAGGTGTCAACAACGAAGACCGCTGGTTGTTTCAGTTGGATAATGTTGGCAATATCAATCGTGAGTGGGACTATGTAGAAAGTGTGTACACTGCGGCCGCAGAGCAACAAGTAGAACTGCGCCCAATTTATTCAACTACTAGTCGTGCCAACGATCAGATCACGTTGGTGTTTGGCGATGGTGTGTTCTCAGAGATTCCTGTGGGTATCTTCCGTTGCTACACTCGTGCAAGTAATGGCCTGCAGTACATTGTCAATCCTGAAGAAATGCAAAACGTTACTTTGCCTATCAGTTACACTGATCGCAATGGCAATTTGCAAACCATCACATTCACCTGCGGCATTACACAACCTGTAAGTAATGCACAGGCACGTGAAAACATTGATCAAATCAAACAACGTGCTCCAGCCAGATACTACACACAGAATCGCATGGTCAATGGAGAAGACTATAATCTTTTCCCGTACACTGCATACAACTCAATCATTAAATCCAAAGCCCTGAACCGTAGTTCAATTGGCACCAGTCGATACCTTGATCTAGTTGACAACACTGGCAAGTACTCGTCTACTAACACATTTTCTAGTGATGGTGCATTATGGGAACAAAATATTCTTCCTACTATTTTATTCAGCTGGATTAATCGTAACGAAATTGCAGACTTCATTACCAACCAAGCACAGCCTGCACTAGGCGAAGATACAATGAAGCAGTTTTACTACGCCAACTTCCCACGTATTGATACTATCAATTCAGGCGCAACTGCTGGCAGTACTTGGCAACAATCAACTACTTTGGCCAATGAAACCACAGGTTACTTTAAAAATGCTGTAGGCAATGCTATTCCTGTTGGATCAGAAACCACAACTGATTTTAAATACGTACAAGTTGGTAGTCTGATTGAGTTTATCGCACCCACAATCAATGGTGTAGTATATTACTTTGATAAAAATAACAAACTGCAACCAGGTACACCTACTAAACCAGACGAAAAAACATCAATCTGGGCTGCCCCTCAAGCCATCTTAGGCGACGGATACAATGGCGGCACAGGCAATTTGTTAAGTGGCGCAGGCCCGGTAACCATTAACAACTTTGTGCCCACTGGTGCCATTGTCAACACCATTATTCCTTTGTTTGTTACAGACTTACCAGCAAGTCTTGAACAGCAAATGGCTGAACAAATTGAGTTATTTCGAGATTTTGGATTAGGTTACGACAATGATGGAACTATAACTGGCACATCGGGCACGTGGTATCTAATAACTGCTAACAACTTGTATAGAACACAACAAGATGGCAGCAATGCCACTTGGGCCCAGGTTCCTGAGTCGCCGCAAGTTAACACACCACAAAATGGCATTGCTGGAAACGAAGACGGCACACAATCAGATGCTAGTTGGCTGGTAAAGTTTGTTGTTGAAAATCAAAACTACACAGTGACCTTTCGTGGCCTAGCGTATTACTTTGGCAGTGTGTTGCAAACACGATTCTTCTTCTATGAAAATCAATTGATTTACGATAGTCGCACAGGTACCATCATTAAAGATTTTGTTAATGTGTTGGCCATGAACTCACAGCCTGATTCGTCGTCTCCTTTGCAGGGAGATGTGGTTATGAATATTGTAGGACAACCTGTTGAGAGCGACGGATATGTTGATGATTTCCAGGTACTGGTCAGTTATCGTGACTCAGACAATGATGGTGTTCCAGATGATCCTGATTTCTTTGAAACTATTGTGGGCGCAGTGCCTGCAATTCCAGACACAACATCTCCATGGATATTCTTGCAACAAACTGTGGACTTTGATAATTTACAACGTTACTTGTTGGCTGAACCAGGCGTGGTTAATGCTGACTATGCCACCATTGATGCAATTGAACTAGCCAAAACTGAGTGGTCACCAGGACAGATATTTTATGCCTACAGCCAAGACACATTCTGGCTGTTGAGTATCAACGTAAACAACGTGCGGACTTTGGTTGAACAATCTGGTTGGATCGCTCGCAACGGTCGTCAGGCATTGTATTTCCAATACCGCCATAACTCTCCACTGACCAATCGTATTGATCCAGGTACCACCAACATTATTGACCTGTATGTGGTCACACAGAGCTATTATACTTCTTATCAAAACTGGATCAAAGATACCACTGGCACAGTGATTGAACCAGATCAGCCAACCATTGACGAGCTGTCAACTGCTTATCAAGGACTTGATGATTACAAAATGATATCAGACAACATTGTACTGAACTCAGTAAGTTTCAAACCCTTGTTTGGAGCCAAGGCTGCACAACAATTAAAAGCCACAATCAAAGTGATTCGTGCGCAAAACTCAACAGCCAGTACTAGCGAAATAAAAAGCAGTGTAGTGGCAGCCATGAACAGTTACTTCAGTATTGACAAATGGAATTTTGGTGATACATTTTACTTCTCTGAGCTAGCAGGTTATCTACATAGTGAATTAGGATCAATTATCAGTTCAGTGGTGCTGGTACCACTGAACACTCAGAAGAGTTTTGGTGACCTGTACGAGATTAGATCTGAACCCAACGAAATCTTTGTGAATGCAGCGGACATAACTAATATAGATGTGATTGACGCTTTGACCAGCACCAATCTAAGAACAGCACCAGGCAGTGGAGTCATTTAATGGCAAAAGTACGAAGCGTAGATTTTTTACCTGAAATATTTCAGACTGATGTAAACAAACAGTTCCTGGCAGCCACGCTGGATCAGTTGATACAAGAGCCCAAGTTTAAAAAGACTCAAGGGTTTGTTGGCCGCACAGTGGGTCCGGGTGTGAACCCCAGTGAAAAATATGTAGTAGAGCCTACCAAAGTTCGTGCTGACTACCAACTTGAAGCAGGTATTATTAGTCTTGTACCAGATACTAATACCATTAAAGATGCAATCACATATCCTGGGTTATTAGATTCAATTACCTATCAAGGCGGCAATTCTACTCGACCCGATCGATTGTTTGAAAGCGAATACTACACCTGGGATCCGTTTATTTCCTGGGACACATTTATTAACTTCAGTCAGTACTTTTGGTTGCCCAACGGTCCTGATGCAGTAGACGTTGCAGCCACAGGTGTACCAGCATCTAATAACTTCACGGTCACACGTGCCAATGGAGTGTACACATTTTCTGGACTACAAGGCAACAATCCAACTGTTGATTTGGTTCGTGGCGGTAGCTATACTTTTGATGTTGCACAAAACGCCAAAGAAACAGTGAACTATCGCGTCAGCAATGCCGGCAACAGTGCATTTGTTATTGACTTTGCAAATAATCCTACGTTAACGTTGTCACGTGGTAACACCTATGTGTTTGCCATGAATCTCTCTGCGCCTTATCCTTTTTATATTAAATCTGCGCCCAGCACAGGATTGAATAACATCTACAGTTCAGGAGTGACCAACAATGGTGCAATTATTGGACAAATAACATTTGTTGTGCCACAAGATGCACCAGATACCCTATACTATTCTACTACAACAGAAACCAATCTCAAAGGTCAAATCAACATTGTTGATGGTGTACCAGGTACTGGCCCAGGGTTCTGGATTCAAACAGCACCTGGTGTAACAGGAAAAGTTCCTACTACTCCAAATATCAGCAGTCGAGATGTGTTTGGTGTGACCAACAACGGCGAAGACCTTGGTACCGTTACGTTTAATGTGCCAACTAAAACTGCACAAAGTTTTTACTACGGTCTACCGTTAATTTCCTACAACAATGGCGCAGTTGATTTGATTACCGACCTCAAGTTTGATCAAATCAACAACATCACTCTGGAAAATTTCCTTGCCACCTATGGCGGCATTGACGGTATCACTGAACTTGATAGTCGCACGTTAATATTTGAAAACCCCAATATAGACGCTGAAACGGGAGGTTGGTACAGAACCACATTCTTCGACCCACTGGCACAGGGCGCAGCCAACAATGGCCAGCCTGGAAGCTACGACAGTTTGTTGTATGCACAACAAACAGAAATACCAATTAACGAACGATTTGGTATTTGGCAAATTACATATGAAGTTAATAATGGAATTACCTACCTACAATTAAACAATGTAGCTGCCATTGGTGAACTAGAAAAGTTTCAAATTTTATACGGCACAACCTACGCCAGTACCTACTGGTTTAAAAATGATGCTGGCATATTCCGCCAAGTTCCTTTGTTGAGCGCATTGCAAGATACTCTATACTATCAAGATGGTACTGATCCAGAAATTTTTGGCCGAATTAGATTAATTGAGCAAACACAAAGCTCTACATTGTACATTGATGAAATCTTGGGCAAGACTACTTACACCAGCCCTAATGGGGTAACGTTTACCAATGGACTCAAGGTCAAATTCCTTGGCGACGTTGACCCTGCAAGCTACATCAACAATGAATACTATGTTAGCGGAGTGGGGGTTGCTATTGAATTGTTGCCAGTTAGTAATTTTATTACTCCAGAAACATACGTAGTTGCCAACAATGACAGCAGTTTACCCATACCCGAAGACTCAGACTATTTGACCATTGACCGCGCTAGTAAAGACTTGAATGCCTGGACACGAAGCAACAGATGGTTTCATATTGATATTATCAATGCCACAGCTGAATACAACAACACTGACATCACAATTGACAATCAGTATAGAGCCAAACGCCCAATTTTACAATTTCGTTCAGGTACTCGACTGTACAATATGGGTACCGAAGGAAAACAGCCAGTTAACATTATTGACTTTGAAGAAACTGATGCATTTTCAAATATTGAAGGATCGACTGGGTACACAGTTGATGGCTTCGCATTTGCACAAACTAATCCCCCGCAAAGAGTTATTTTTGCCGCCGATACTGATGCCAATGTGCGTAACAAAATTTGGGAGGTTAATTTTGTCACCCCTGATTCAGTTCCACCGCTGATAGCACAACCAATTATTAATTTGACACTGGCCACCGACGGCGAGGTATTGATTGATCAATCAACAGTGTGTCTTGATGGAGACACAACTGTGGGTATAACATTCTGGTACGATGGTGCAGATTGGATCCAGGCACAACTTAAAACTAGCATACAACAGGCACCGCTGTTTAATGTGTATGATGCAAATGGCATAAGTCTTGGCAATTTAGCAACTTATCCATCAAGTACATTTGCCGGGTCAAAGTTGTTTAGTTATGCAGTTGGGGATACCACTATCCTTGATCCCATCCTGCAATTTCCATTGCAGTATTTGAATTTAAACAATGTTGGCGATATTGTTTTTGAAAACAATTTGTACAAAGATACATTCTTGTATGTACAAGACAATGTCAGCGTTACTGAACCCATTAGTTCTGGCTTTGTTAGAGAATATGCATCACGCACATTGTTTGACAGATTACTTGGTTGGACGGATGCCGCCACACCAACTCAAATTCGTCAACAATTTAAATTTACATACGATGGGTCAACACTCAAACTTGACGTACAAGCACAAAGTGTTGGAATATTACCATCAGTCAAAATATATGTTGAAAGCAAATATAGAGACCCAGATACCTATACTTTTGTTACCACTGATACCACAACTACAATCACGCTAGATAATACCTATGCTATTGGCGCAATAGTTGAAGTGTTGGTACTAAGCGATCAAATTAGTCAGGTGGCGTTTTATCAGGTGCCTATCAACCTGGAGAAAAATCCACTTAATGGCAACAGTAATAGTTTTACCTTGGGTACAATCCGTACTCACTATGAATCAATTTGCGAAAACTTAACCACACTAGTTGGCCCAATCAACGGTGCCAACAATACCCGTGATCTTGGCGATATTGGTCCGTACGGTTTGATTATCTTGCAACAGAGTGCTCCATTAACCTTGACCGGATATTTTAATCGCAGCAAAGACTACAATATTTTTGCCAGCTTGCAATACAACTCAAGAGAATATCAAAAGTTTAAAAACTTGCTAATGCAGGAAGTAACAAACTTGACCATACAGTATGACACATCTGTAGCGGATATACTTGTTGAAGCAATGGCCAATATTACAGCAGGAAAAATTGAAAGCACGCCATTCTACTGGTCAGATATGATGCCAACAGGATCAGTGTACACTCAAACCACATACACTGTGAGCCTGACTACAACCAATGTATTTGACACTACTCAGGTCTACAACTACACGTCGGCAAATTATCTAGGACTCAATGTATTCAAGAATGATGTATTGCTTGTGCGAGGGTTTGATTACACAGTAGCCACTGACGGTCCTCGCTTTACTGTGACTACTACTCTAGCAGTTGGTGATGTAATTACTGTTCAAGAATACTTGGCAACTTATGGAAATTTTGTTCCCAACACACCTACCAAGGTAGGATTGTATCCTGCTTACCGTCCTGAGATTGCCACAGTTAGTACAACCACCGGCACAGCATTGGTCATTGTTGGTCACGATGGCAGTCAAACCCCAGTGTTTGGCGATATACGTGATGATGTATTGTTAGAATTTGAAAAGAGAATTTACAACAATTTAAAACTTGATGGTAATCCTGTGCCGTTGACCATGACTGACGTGTTACCTGGACAGTTCAGAACTACTGGATATACATTTGAAGAAATCTCAAACATTTTAAATCTTGACTTTTTAAGTTATATAGGCTGGAACAAACTAGACTACACTACTCAAAACTACATTGTCAACAATGAGCTTTCATGGAACTACTCCCAATCACAGAACAAACTCACTCCAAGTGAAACATTGTTAGGTGCCTGGCGCGGCATCAATCGATATTTCTACGACACAGAAGATCCCGCAAACACTCCTTGGGAGATGCTGGGATTGTCTATCAAACCCACTTGGTGGAACACTGTGTACGGCCCTGGTCCATACACCAGT